AGCTCCAAGACTGGCTCAACGCCGGGGCAGTGGGCTCCGACAGCAACCCCACGCGCTGCCTACGCCCCAAGGTTGAGAACCCCTTCCGCTACGTATGGCGCGGCAAGCTCCGCGTCTTCCTGGCCCCTCCTGACCGACCCAATGACCGCTCGGTGCTGATCCCCTACCATCCCAGCTGGGAATAACTTCAAAACTAACTTCAGTTTTGCCTCACGCATTGCGTCAGTAGTGCGACTGTGAAACCATGTCACAAACGCATTCAAAACTAATGCACCTCTACCCACCATTGCACCAGGAGTGCTAGCATGGCTAAGAAAGCTTCCACCGGCAAATCTGGCTCCGGCAGCCAATCCGACAAATCCCCTGGCGGGAAATCCGGCGAAGGTGGCGCGAACGACGAGCACGAAGAGGAAGAAGAGGAATCCGAGGAAGAAGAATCCGAGGAAGAATCTGACGACTCCGAAGGCGACGGCGAAGGCGACAAGGATAAAGGCAAGGGCAAGGACGGGAAAAAAGGCGAGCTGGATCTCTCCAATCTTCCCCAAGAAACCCAAGACTATATCCGCAAACTTCGCCGCGAAAGCGCTAAGTACCGCACCAAAGCAACTAATCTCGAAACGAATTACAACCAACTCGCTAGCAAGGTGAAGAAGTTGGCGGGCGGCAAAGAAGACGACGAGTTGACGCCGGAGCAACGCGCAGATCAGCTTGAGGCTGCTGCGGGCGCGACTGCGTTTGACAACGCGATTCTGAACGCTGCGGTTGAGCACGGGGTGGGGAAAAGCGGTCTCAAATACTTCCGTTTCCTTGTGAATGAGCGTGCTCAGGAGCTTGGTGAAGGCGAAGAGCTTACTGACGAAGATCTCGCCGATATCGCGGAAGAGGCTGCGAAAACCACTGGTGGCAAGGGCGGTGCGAAAACCAGCGTTACCGGCGACGACGAGCGCGGCGCTGGTGGCAAAGGTGGAAGCAAGGGACCTGGCAAGAGCGGGAAAGTCACCCTTGAGCAATTCCTCAAGATGACGGTTTCGCAAAAGTCGGATCTACAGAAGTCGAATCCTGATCTGTATATCGCGCTCTTCAAAGAAGCGCGCGAGAAACGCGCATTCGTTTAACCGCAAAAACCCGGGAGAACTAGGGTATGACGGCGACTCTTTCTAGCAACTGGAACTTTAACCCGGTGGTGTGGCAGACGCACATCGATGCGTACTTCCGCACCAAGCTCGTTTTCGGCGCGTTTGCCGAAACGGAAGCGTCGCTGACGCAAGAGCCGGGGACCACGATCACCTTCCCGTACTTCAAGACGATCGGCGCTGTCGAAGAGCCGGCCGAGGATGAAGGCCTGGTGGTCGACAACCTCTCTGACGACTCTTTCCAGGCGACTGTGAAGGAAGTTGGCAAGGCGGTTGGCATCAAGAAAAAGGCGTTCAAGAAGTCGGCGGCCAGCGCCGAACGCTTGATGGCGGAAGCCCAGCGCCAGATCGGTCGCCGGATGGCGGAGAAAGTCGACGCCGACTTGCTCACCGAATTCAGCGGCGGCAGCAACTACACCGATGGCTTCGTGGCTAGCGCCTCCGGCGATACCATGAGCGCGGCGAATCTGCTCAAGTCGCGGGTGATCGGCTTCGGCGATCGTCAAGACGAAGCTGTGGTGTGCTTCATGCACTCCAAGCAGTGGCTTGACCTCATGACCGACACCACCGGCGGGTTCATGAAAGCTGACGCCTTGGACCCGAACGTCCTCGTCAAAGGCTTCATGGGCTACCTGCTCGGTATGGCCATCGTCGTCACGGATCAGATTCCGAAAGACGGCAGCCAGATCGGCGGCAAAGACGCCTATTACTCGTTCATGCACACGCAAGCCGCGTATGCGTACATCACGAAGCAAGATCTCGAAGTCGAAGACGACTACGATATCCTGATGCGTGAGTGGGTTGTCACGGGCAACCAGTGGTACGCCGTCAAGTCGTACCACTCGAAGATCAGCAGCCTGAACGTCCGTACCGTTCGGACCACCACCACCGTTTCGACCTAACGCGAGTTGCGGCTTCCTGGCCCTGCAACTGCTTGAAAGGAATTTGCGCAAATGTCTAAGTCGAATGCAAACAATCCGGTTGCTTTCCAACTCTACGTTGGCACGCAATCGGCGACGATCACCCTTCCGCTCGGCAACCTGCCGAAGAACTTCATCGTGCGCGCCGCGTCCTACATGGACCAAGCGGGCATCTCGGCGGACAACACCAACTTTCTTCAGCTTTCGCTGAAGACCGGCACCACCGTTATTGCGACGCTCGATACGCGGGCTGCGCATGAAGGTGCTGTGACCGCGAACACGTCCAAGACGATGACCTTGGATGCTGGCGTGGTTACCGGCGACGTCACCAACGGCGCGGCCGGGGAAATCCCGAGCGGCGACCTGACGGTGGTTGCCACCAAGAACGGCACGGGCGTCCCGACGCTCGGCGTCATTACGCTGTACGGTTACTGGAAGTAACCGTTTTGGAGCCCCCTCGCTTATCGGGGGGTATGGCGAGGGGGCTCCCTCTGATTCCTCAACCCCTGAGAACGTTTAAACGCTATGGGCATGCTGCTGAGACACACCAGGGCGAAGATGGCGAAGAAGGTTGAGGAGAAGGCTAAGCCGGTAGTCAAGCGGCGCCCGGCGAAGAAGCCGGTGGAGAAGACTGAGGAGTAACGATGTTCACGGCTGCTGAGCAACAAAAAATCATCTGGTTTCTCGGCTGGCCGGCGAAGACGCTGGTGGTTGGATCGACGCACTACGATCAGACCATCGTCACGCGCATGCAACTGCTCGACAGTGACACGGAGCAAGTTACGCGCGGACTTCTTTCGCAACTTGACAGCGTGCGCGCACAGTACACGTCGTCAACTACGCGCATGAAGGCAACCAAAGTCGGTGACATCGAGATCAACTCGAAAGAGCACGACTTGCTTGGGAAAGAATATCGCCGGCTCCTCAAAGAGCTGTCGATGCTGCTCGATATTCCGCAGCTCAACAAAGGCAACGGCCGAAACGTCTACGTGGGCGTCTAATGACTGGCGGCATCGTACAAGACCTGATCGGCATCGCGGATAGCCTCTATGGCGTCCGCGATGACATTGGTGCGGTCTTAGAGCCTGTCTACCTTGTTACGCGCACGTGGAGCGGCACGCAGCCCGGGGATGGGACTTTCACCGATGTTGAGACGCACTTGCTTCCCTCGCCGGCCATCGCCGAGCTGACCTCTTCCTGGAAGCTCAAAGAGGTTGGGCTGCAGGAGGGCTCTGGCGGGACGATGCTTAGCGGCATCTCCAAGCAGAGCTGGCCCACGCGCGACAAAGTTGATTGCACGTCGACGCAGGCGAACGTGGAGAGGTTCTACAAGATCGCCGGGAAGCTCTACTACGTCAAGACGGTCAAAGAGAATTACGTAAGCTGGACTGTGTTTATTGCGAAGGTGGCACACCAGGGATGACAGCGAAACGCGTAAGCCTCAAAGAGCTAAGCCGGGAGATCCCCGGCTTTGCGCGTGCTACGGTTGCGAAGCAACGCGAAGCCGTAACGCGCGGGCTTGCCAAGTCACTGCCGATGCTGGCTGAGAAGTCGCCGGTTGACACGGGCCTCTATGCGCAGTCGTGGGACTTCACCGTCACCGAGGAAAAGGCCATCCTCGGTAACTTCGCGCCGCATGCCCCCATCATCGAGTACGGAGCGCGGCCCTTCACCCCGCCGCTTGCCCCGCTGCTCGCTTGGGCCAAGCGCGTGCTGAAGAGCGGTTCACAGCCGCCGGACTACGAAAGCAAAGTCTGGGCGCTGGCACGCTACACGCAAAAGAAGATCTCCGAGCAAGGCATCAAACCGCGCAACGTGCTGCGCGACGCGATCCCCGACATTCTGAAGAACATCAAGCAAGAGCTGGATAGGTTGTAATGGGCTTCCTCCGCGCCATCGCCGAAGTGCTCGCTACCGACCTCGCCGGCCGGAACCTGGGCTTTTCCCAAGTCCTTCCTGAGTGGCCGGAAGCGAACAAGCTCATGACGCTCCCCGCTGCGGCGATCGAAACGAGCGGCCAGCCACAGTATGAGCGTTGCGCGCCATACCTGCTCAGCATGGGGACGGTTGCGAACAACAAAGCTACGAACCTCTACGTTGTCGGTGAGTACACGCTCAACCTGCAACTTGATATCTGGACCAAGTACAAAGTGCAGCGTGACTCGCTCTACGAAGCGGTGTTTCAAGCGATCCAGTCGCCTAACCCGCAAGGCTACTCGCTGCAACTCGCGGCGTACTACAACGAGTGGGTTACGTTCACGCTCAAAGGCTACAAGTTCATGGACGAAGGTAATTCACTCCATGAAAAGACGTGGCGCGCGGTTTTGCAATTGGAAGCGTCTTGCCGTGCGATCAGCACGACAACCGATTTCGTTATTACTCAACCGCCTGTGTTGACCTTCGACACACCGGCCAACATTCCTTAAGGGGAGAAACATGGGCATCTACCGCAGTACGAATCCCACGGACTTCAACGCAATTGACGGCATCGTGATCGACGAAACCGCGCCGCCTCCGGCTATCGGCGGTGTCGGTACGGGCATGGCAATCCTTGTCGGTCAATTTGAGCGCGGTCCGATCGCGGTCCCCACGCTGATCGGCAGCACGGGCGAGCTGCAAGAGACGTTCGGCAAGTCCGACACGTTCAGCGGCAACGTCGCGCTAAAGAACAAGAAGTTCTCTGGCCTCACGGTTGTTCGCGCTGCGGCTTCGGCTGCCGCTGCGGCAACGCACACGTTCCAGAGCGCTGGCGCGGTCAACATCATCACCTTCGCGGCGCTCTACAAAGGCGCCTACGGGAACAGCATCCAGGTTACCATCGCCGCTGGTACGACGGCCGGCAGCAAGTACACCATTCACGATGCCAGCGCCAATGCAGTGCTTGCTGATGAAGTTTACGACAACGTCGTGATTACGGCGGTTGGCTCGACGTTTGCCGCTTCTAAGCTGGTCGCGGTCACTGTGGTTGCGACCTCGGCAGAGCCGGCGACGGCTTCGGCGACGAACCTCAGCACGGGCTCGGACGGCAGCATTGCCGATACCGACTACCAAACGGCAATCACGGCGACCGAAGTTGAGGGCATCGGAGACATTTTGTTCCTCGACGCATCCAACTCTACGCGCAATGGCTACCTCAAGACGACGGCAGCCAACACGCAAGATAAGCTGGTCATCCTCTCTGGTTCGCTCAGCGACGCCTATACCGACGCGATCACGGCGGTTGGCTCGCTCCGCGACAGCGACGGTCGCTTGGTCTATGCCTTCAATCCGGTGCAAACCGTCGTCGCGGGCGTTTCGACCTATACCGACCCGGCTTCCTGGCTGGCGTCGCTGATCTCGCAGACTGCGCCGAACGTTGACCCGGCTTTCGCTGGCAATACGCAATACCTTGCGGGCGTCACTGGCCTCAAGTACACGCTCAGCCGCGCAGCCTACATCGCGCTGAAGAACGCCGGTGTGTGCGCGTTCGAGTATGACGCTGATATCGGCTTCAAAGTCAAGAGCGGCGTTGTTACGCAAATCTCCGACACGTCGAAGCTCACCATTGCGCGTCGCCGCATGGCGGACTACCTGACGAAGTCGGCCGGCAAGTTCCTCAAGGCGTACCAAAACGCCGTCAACTCGCTCGACAACCGGAACGCCGTCAAGGCGGCGATTCTCAACTTCGTGCAGTCGAACGAAACGCTCGGCCTCTTGCCGAAGGACAAAGAAGTCAAGAGCGGCAAGGCCAAGCTGGTCGACACCGACAGCTTGAACACCGACACGACGATCGGCCAGGGCTACTTCTACGTGCTCTGGAAGCAGCGCATCTACAGCAGCATGCGCTACATCGTCGTACAAGCGCAGATCGGCGAAACCGTGGTGGTCACGGAACAAGGCTAAAGTAAACTCTTCGGAGGTTATGTCATGACAGCATCAATCCGGGGCCATCAGGGGAAATTCCTCATCTATCAAGATGGGGCCTTGGTGAACATCGTTAATCTGACGAACGTCGACATCAACCAAGAGTCGTCGTTCATGAAGACCTACTACGTTGGCCAAGCGGTGCCGGAAGGTGACCAAGCCATCGAAGGTTGGACCGGCAGCGTGGAGTTGCAGGTCAAGGGGCCGGAAGTCGATAACTTCATCGACGCTCTGGTGAACAACAACCTGAACGGCGTGGGCGTGTCCGATTACGCCTTCGTCGTGACGGAGAACTACGGCGACGGCACTTCGGCTTCCTGGGGATACAGCGATATCCAATGGAAGATGGGGCGCAAGTCGGGTGGTCTCAACGAGAAGATCACCAAGCGCATGGAATTCCAAGCGATGACGCGGCAGAAGCTGTAAGGCGTTCCGGTGGTGGCTCACGCCTAAGCCGGTTTGGGGGTAGCCTGGTGCTACCCCCTTGCCGCATAATGAAGGCAACTCAACCCTAGAAGGA